CTCAGCCATACCTGTGATTGGATTGATTGACATGCCTTGACCTACAGTATATTCGTTGGGGTCAAGCCCTACAGCGATCATTTCTTCTTTTATTTTGTCTTGAGTTGTTTCAGAGATGACTGGTGGCACTACCATTTCGCCAGGTGCTACATGGGCGATCATAGAATCTTCTCCTCTGCCTAATCCTGCTATGCCTTTGCCTGAGTTGTCAATTCTTTTCATGCTCAAATCATTCCTCGTTACATGTTAACCAAAATACCAAAAGGTATCTATCTCCTGATTCTACTGCTAGCCCTCTATGCATATGAGTAAAACTAGGAAAAATTAGAGCGTGGCCTGTAGGTAATGGCTCGACTGTACCACGTTTTAAAAACTCAGTTCCGCCACCTTTGTACTCCCCCGTGTTCAAAGGAACTACCATACTTATATCAGCACTTGCATCATGATGCCAAGCACCTTGTTTTTTATCCTTTAAATTATAGTTAGCTATTTGGATTCCGCCCCCATCTACATGCCTATTCCAAATATTTAAAAATATAGGATTTCCAATAGTATATATCGTTTGCATTAAAGATTGAAATATTTGTGGACAATTATCTTGAAAGGTTATTTCTGGTATTTGTCGTAGATCATCCTCTTCTGGGTTAGGATTGAAGCCAAAATGTGCTTCTAAATGTTTCATTTCATCCATTAATATCTGACAAAACTTCTCTGAAAAGAAAGGCACGGTGTAAACATCCTTCAACGGTTCTTCTATAATTTTGTCTAATGGTGTGGGTTTTGGCGATTTTGTGCCACTTTCTTGGTAAAAATCTACTATTGGGTTTATAGAGTCTTTGACTGCAGCAAAAGTTTCTTTGTTTATATACCAATCACTTGGATAGGTTAGAAGTAGGTTTTTTGGTTGATAAATAAGGTTTTCAGCTACGTTTATCATAACTCTATGGTTGTTGCTCCTGCTATCTTGATAGTTACTGTGCCAACCTCTGATGTCATCTCAAAACCCTTAGCTAAGGTTCTATCGCCTATGTCTACCCATTTGTTACCTGTGTAGACTTGTAAAACCCCAACTGTGGTATTCCAAATAATGCTACCTGCGTTAAACTGCAAAGTGTTTTTTTCTGCGTCAGATATCTGCCTAACATTATCAAGATCCACTGCACCAAGATTAATTTCTAAAATACGGACTAATCTATTAAAAATATCAGAGGAAACGGTGTCAGTAGCTAGTGGTAGTTGAGTTTGTAAAATCTTACTCATCTTTTACCATCTGGTTTTATATCTATCCTCGTGGCTCCTAATCTCCATCCTATTGATAAATTACCATTGTTAGTTGCATCGTCATCAGATTCAAAACGCAAAGCTATTTGCCTTGAACGACTACGCACAAAGACTTGTTGAGTTGTTGCTGATATGGCATTTGTAGAATTTGTGGTAAGAGAGTCGCCTGGAAAGTTTCTTGTTTTCAAAACAATGTTTACATTACCATTGTTATCATCTTGTATAAATTTGTAATCTGGTATTATTCTTTTCAAAAAACTAAACTGGTCGCCATCACCTATATCCATATCAGAGCTTTCTATAAACACATTTGTCATAGGTGAGCCATCATCATCAAAACCAATTTCTTGTTTGTATAAGTAACTATTTCCTACAGCTCTTGGGTAATTCTCTATACCAGAATCAAGCCAAGCAGTCCTAACTAACTGCCCATAAAACCATAATTTTTCTACATAGTTATAGATTACATATCTGTCTATTTCGCTTGATGAGCTTGAACAATAGAACCACCCTATTTCACTTTTATCTTTTATGGTAAAAGCATGTACTTTAAAAGATTGAGTCAGGTTAATATCGTTAAAAACATAGTTATGCACCGAACAAGGTAGTGTTTGTACAGAACCGTTGTAGACATAAAAATTGTTGTAACTCATCCAAAAAACGCCACTAGGGGCTGTTGTTGCAGCTTTAGGCCCAACAAGGCCAGTTCCTTCGTTGATAAGGTTTATACCAAAAGTAAAAGGCGGCCCTATAAACTGCATACTGTAAAGAGCAGTATCTGTCCAAATTAAAGTTTCTTGTCTTGCTTTGACACCACCAATAATGGAAGAGCCGCTTGACAACCTCAGTGAACCTGCAGTGTTCGTTGTCAAGGGCTCAAAATCTAACTCGTTTTCTTGATCACTAAAAGCTACTAACATAGGATCTATCGTTCCTGTTCTTGAAGATCCAGATATGGGATCTGCACCTAAAACAATCAAATGTCTATCTTTTTCTGATGTTAAGACTTGTAATGCTTTTGTTGGCACTAAATTTGCACCCGAAATACCTGAAAGTTCTACAGCTCTTGTTGATAAACCACCAGATTCTAGCCATCTAAAAATACCACCATTGCGTTGGTTAATAATTAAGTTTTCGCCAAAGTTGTCATGTGTCCATAAACGCAGTTGATTTGTGTCTGATAAAGATGAAGCCTGACCAAACGCACCTATACCCCAACCATTAAGACCCCAGCCTGTGCCAGGTACATAAACATCCAAGCCAACATTCACTTGATATGCACCTACGACTGAGGATCCACCATTACCAGTATCAGAAGAGTTTGCTGTTACCGTTGTACCACTAGTGTCTTTTGCTTCAATCGTGTAACTATTCGCATTGATTATTGTTGCTATTTGATATTCTTGATTTAGAACTGCTGCTGTGATATTACCACCAAGCGAAGATGCGCCACTGAAAGTTACAAAATCGTTCTGCACTGCACCATGAGCGGTATCTGCTACTGTAATCGTAGCATCTCCATTACTAGCAGAAAAAGTTACATCGCCAGCTGACGTTGTAGATCTTATAGGTGTAATGTCATTAAAAGAACCACCTGATTCAATGTAATACTTAAGATGGCTACCCAAACCTAAGTATTTAGATCCCTCTAGTGATATCCAAGGGTGTAATGCTCTTACTGTGCCTAAGTATGTATTTGATGTTAGTTTTTCCCAACCCCCAAACTTTTCTGGTCTACCCTTACGAAATCTAACCAAATTACAGTCAAACCACCCCCCTTCATTATCATATGCGGTACCTTCTCTGTTTATACCCGGTCTAAATGTAATCTTTTGTAAAGGCATATTAGATGTGATGCCACTCTTTGCCTTCAAACAACAAAGACTCTGCTTGTCTTCTGCGTTCTAACCCCTCTAAAACTTTACCGTTTGCTTTGTTCCATCTACGCATTTGATGTGGAACTTCTTCTTTTTTATTGTCATTTAAAACTTTAAGCATAGTGCTGTTGTTTAGATTTGTTGGCCCCAAGTTGTAAGTCCATGCAACTAAAGCATCAAACTCATTTTGTGATAATGGCACATGTACTGCATCACTTACATAAGCGCCAAATACAGGCAACTCTTCGTGTAACCACTGATCAGCTTGTTCCTGTGTACAAGTATCTCCTTTTTTTACATTTTTTGTTCTGCCGTAAGCTATTGTCCAAACGCCTGCACTGCATTTGTATGCCTCTAACTCACACCCTTCAAATTTTTTTATTAAACTTGTGCCTTCTTGTGAAATTTCCATATTACTTCTCCTCTTTTGTCGTAGTAACTTCCCTATAATACACAACAACATCTTTTAATTCACTTATATAGCGTTTAATTTCTTGCATGTTATATGCCATAACTTCGTAATCTGGCACTGTCATAGCTAGAAAAACAAGCTCTCCTTCTTGATTTTCTATTATTGCAAACTGTTCTTCAAAATTCTCTGGTGTAATAGTAAGCCATCTAACCTCTCTAAGAGATATTTCTCTTGGCATAACTGGTTGTACAATTACCCTTTCTAAAGGTTTTGCCGTAACTTCTATTTGTTTAGTTGGAATCAGGCTGCAACTGCAAGCCATCATCGAGATCATCAACAGTGACGCTGATTTGCTCGATATCTTCCATAATGTGTTTTGTGCCATTATTTATCTTCCTTTGCATTTCTACTGGATCAGCTATGATTTTTGCACTTAGCTGATAGTTTTGTATAAATTCTGTGTATCTTAACAATTCTCTTTGTGCTGCCTGACTTTTTTTTGATAACTCACTCATTTGTTCTGTTTGTAAGTCAAAATCGTTTTGTAAAGCTGTAATTGCTTCTTCTTGTGTTGCTATAGCACCCTCAAGTGCTACATTGTTTGCAGATAGAACCTTGTTTTGATTGTACAAATAATAAGATGTAAAGCCTAAAGTAAGTATGATCGCTAATAAAAATTGTTGCATTAAGCGTCCTCAATAATGTAATTTAACC